TATAATGGCAGACCAACCTGCTTATGGCAATATCTGATTGACATGGGTTGTACTCCTGCTCAGCTGTTTTACTTCGGGATCATGCCATATCATGTGCGCATCCCTGGCCGGGCTCTCAAACTATTCGCTCGGACCAGTTACTTATCTGCGTACATCCGCCTGCCCACCGCTCGCCACCCCCTTGGCCATATCTCAAAGGACCCGCACCCTGGTTGTGTTTACCGCACATTCAAACCTGGCCTCTTGGCCCGGTGTGCTCTGGGGGCGCCTTACGCCAACTTTTCGTCCTCAGCCGCCGATGATGAGTCATCGCAGCGGACTAATGGCCTGAAAGCTGTCTCACAACTCAGCGCCCCCCGTTTCCCCCAGCTCGCCGGCGCACAACGGGTCCCCGTGCAATATGCCTATTCTACGCGATCGCCAGCTTTGGATTCCGTTTGGGCACCGTCTGCCTTCCCAAGTGATCTAGTCCGCCAGGGCGCCAACATCACTGGCTCCTTCTCTGCCGGCCCAGCTCACGACACGACGGCCACCATCTACCACACCCGCCCCTCGCAGTTCCAGCTCCACTTCCCCGAATTTAGTCGGATGATGACAAAATACGTGGAGAACTCGCCCTCTGTCGTGCTCGCGGATGCTGTCTTTCCTAGGACAGCCGTCAAACATGTTGACATGCCACGCCTCAGCAAAGAGGGCGAAGCGATGATCCAGCCCCGGTTCTCTGCGTTAGCTGAGGCCTTCCGCGGCGACATCTCCGCTAGCGCTCTTAGCGGCATGGAGACTGTAGTCGGAACACGCCGCTTCGCCGCCTCACGTGGTAACCGCCTCATCGCCGGTTGGGAAGCAGCTGCGCTGGACCGGGCCCGCCGCCTCCAAACGATGGCCCACGTTGACCAACAAGGTCAACGCTACACCCGGGTGCTGACGATGCTATGGACAAGATACCTGATGGCTCTCAACCGTCGCCATGTGTCTGCCCACTACCCGGTCCCCGAATGGTCACAACCCAATCGCCCCGCCCCATGCCCCATCAACGCGCAAGCTTCGCCCTTCGAGAATCTCTCGGCTATCCTTGACCCGGCCAACCCTAATGTTGACCCCGAGGCTGCTCTTTGGACTGGGGCCTCTCTTGATGACATCGCTAATGGGTCCGCCGTTTTTCTTGACGTCGACGGTTTAGCTGACGACACTATTTTCGAGTTAATCCGGTGCTTCCTGCCCTTCACTGCCCGCGATGCCTGGGCTTGGGAGGCGCCTGCCGTAGAAAGGACCCCCGCCACCCCGGCCGTTAGCGAGCTAAAGGAGGGAGACCGCGTTGTCAGGCCCGCAACTGCTGCGAAACCGGCAGTAATGTCGACCGCTCGAACTTGGTGGATGCTCCCTTCCGGACTCGTCGTCGACGGCGCTAAGAAAATATTCTTACACTGGGGCACTGAGAGGCCACGCTATACTGCTGATCAGCTTAACCTCACTCCCGGTACCGCTGGCGCCATCGACATCTTCGCCCGACCGCCCAATACGCTGGACACAATGAACGCGATTAGCCACCTAGTCAATAGGCACCATTGCGGGACTGAGGCCCGCAACGCCTTCGATCTGGCTGTCTGGCGCTTATATGGCTTCAAGTATCAAGATTCCCCCGTCGCCGCTAGTAATGCGCCAAATGCTATGGTCCCTTGCCTTGGCACTATGGAACTTTCTCTACCGCGCGATTATACAGCTCCAGCCTACTTTGATGCATTCCGTAATCCGCTGCCTACGCCTCGCGACGTTAGCGATTTGCTCGCGGCTCCCGCCAGCGCTATTTGTTGGGGCAGTTTCGTCCTCACTATCGCAGGGGCTTGCGGCCTGAATTGGGCGGCTTACGCCTTCTCGCTAACTGGTGAGGCTATTCAGGAATGGCGCCGGCGGCCTAACAACCCAAATCAGTTCGTCGCCGTGCACACAACTTCATGGTTAAATTCACTCCTGCCTGATCAGTCCAACCCCTGGAGCAACGGGTTAGCCAATTGCATCGCCTTGATGTATGGCTTTGCCCCGCACCCAGATACCCGCTTATGCATGGCGCGGACTATTGACAATTCCTGGAAGAAGTACTGTGCCCCATATTTTACGTTACCCTACCATGAAATGTGGGCTCTGAGCGTTCTGCCCTCCCACCAAATGTTGCCACTGCCCCAAACAACACCGCTATGGCAAGAGGACGAACCCCGCCCGACCGCTGGCCTGCTCGACTTCTCCGGGAAGGTTCGCCTAGCGCGTGATCTGCCCCGCTTCTCTGGGCGCTCTTGGCTGCAGGATGGCGGCTCTGCATACTCCCTACAGCATTACGCTTCTATGGGGTCTGGCGCAGATCCCGCCCCTGAATATCGCTGTACGTCGTTGCGGACTACCCGCCACGTTAAGCTCGCTGCCTGGGATAGCCCTTTCCAATTCGACCTGCCCAGCGACCCCGCTACGTTCGACATTGAATGGGCCGCCCCCACCGGTTCACCATTCGCTGATTTCGTGGTACCCGGCTCTGTTCGCACTTTCGACTTGCCCAATAATCGCCTTCGAGCCCTTGCTGTTCTTAATGGCTGGAAGAATTCGTGCGGGGCCTACCGCGGCCTGAATCTGGCCATGTTCAACGCCGCGCGTAACATGCCGCTCCAGGGAGTTTGCGTTACCTACCTGCACCCACTCCCCGCCATGCGCGAATTCGAAGAAGTTCAGGATTATAGCATGATCGAGGTCATCTCTAAGGAGACTGGCACATTTGCTGGTCTCATCACGGTGTCCAAACAGACCGACCCTTCATCTTTCGCACATAATTCTTACTTCCCTGAGCCGGCCGCTAGCTGGCGCCCACATGAACCGGCGCCCACCAATATCCCCGGCCACCTCGCAAATCACAACGACGTTGGTATCCCCAAAGCACCGAAGACATCAAGCGTCCGCCGGACTTCACCGCCGGCCAATGTGCTCTTCACCGCCAAACCCGCCGGCCAGGCCAACTACCTAGCGCGTCGCAGAATCGCGAAGCGCCAGACTGACGGCCGCAAGCAGTCAGAGGCCCCTTATGACCCACAAGCGGGAGGTGCGATTACCCAAGGGTACTTGGCTCGTAGCCCATCGGACCAAGAGGAAATTGTTCAGCCCCCCGCTCCCCGAGTCTATGCCCGTGGTTCTGGCTTTGAAGCCTTCGACTCCGAACCCCAATTCCAAGAGCCTGGCCAATTCCAGGTTGGCGGGCGCGGGCCAAGACACACTGCCAGAAAATCTTTCACGAAGGTGAAAGTTGGTGATGCTGTTTACCCCCGGCCAATTAAGGTCGCACACAACCCCTCCGGCAGCGAACTCGGCTACCGGGCGGAATATGCCAGCAAGAACCCTAACGCCGTGTCTGAATTGCCGAAGTTGGGCCGTGCCACGATCGCACCCACTGCTGGTGAGGCGGTTGAGCGTAGGCCTGCCCCCAGGGCGCCCCAACGCCGTGAAGCCCAGGTCGACTGGGATAACACCCCCGCAGCCCCCCACTATCATGAGGACGTCGAAGTGTCCTACGCGCCTGTAGAACCTGGGGCCGACGCCGGAGCTCGTGGCCTTGTGCGCGAGGCTTCGGATTACCAACCTCCCGTTGTTCGCCAACAGCAGTTCACAGTCCCCGCCTCTACGAGTACCCCCGCGCGCGCTCCTGAGTTGACGGATCAGGCAGCTGCAACCGCCCAGCACCAGATAATTGATATGTCTGGCTTACCTGGATACGGGCCCAGTGACCAGGGGGGCCACGCTAAGGACGTGACCTATGTCACGAGTCAGTTCTTACCTCGGATTGACGCAAAGCGTAATCCCAACAATCCGGAAAACTAGTTTGGAACGCGGTACTCTTACCCGGCTCTAACCGCCGTTCCAACTCCCTCCGCTCCGCTCTACAGCATAATGCCTTTGCTGCCTTCGACGACACGAAGAGGCGATATAGCTTTAAAATGAGCCGTGGGCGCTTTCCGATGGACGCGATCGACTTTGTCGGACTAGTGGAGGATCATGCCTTAAACTCCCCACCGACTAGTCAGCTGCAAGCTGCACTCGCATATTACCTGCTCCAACCTACGCCTAGCGAAGTTTGGGAATGGTTACCGCCCTCTATGTACTGGGGTGAAGTTTTAGAACCTTACTCTGGCACACTAACATCTGGACGGAGTTGTAGTGGATCTTGCAACCTTTCACCGGCTAATGCCCACGGACTCCCCAAGCCCGCAGATCTCGAACGATTGTTCCCCCGGCCATCCGGTCGCCCCGGCGGCAAAGTCCTTATCTCCCCAACGGACATGCTCGCTGTGCTAGGGCAGATTTTTGCTAACCCGGAGTCTGCTGACGTCCGTGACCGCGCACTCCAGTCCGCTGAGTTAGCGCGCCTCCTCGGTCGTATGCGCCAGTCTGACTGGGGCGGGGTGGCAGCAGTAAACCTCCTGATGGTACCCTTCTCTGGCCATGCCGGCGGCCGCATGATCACTAAGTTTTTGTTGCAGTATCCCCACGTTTTGTGCTTGGGGCTTGTTGACTACGCTAAGTTGCTCAAAGTGTTGCACACTGGAGTACGCGTCACTAAGACTTGGGTTGACGGGTTTCCTTTAGATGCACGGACGACGCGTGAACTTTATGGGTTAGACGTGCTCGCTGGCCGGAATGAACTCTTCAAAGTTGATACTGTTGGTGAAATGCTCGCCAGGGGTATCACCAGCGCCCAGTGCTCAATACCGCGGCTCGTTGACGGCCACCTAGAACTAGACCCTTCAGCTTACGACTCGTATTTAGCACCTGCTCTGCGCGCTGCCCTACTTTCAGCCGGGCCCACTTCGGTGGCGCCCGAAACCTTAACCCGCTGGTACTCCCGCAGGATGTTCTGGGGGGCTAGCGGTGGTGCCCCCGGTGCCACGCTCACCTGGGTACATTCGGACCACGACGAAGGTGAGGCCCCAACGCGGGTTCGGGAAGAGCGCGTGCGACTTAATAAGCGTTTTGGTCTCTTATTAGCCCCGCTGGATTACCATCTCGCCTACTGGACCCGCCCTGACTCTGCCGTTATGTATTCGAAAGCGGCGACCAAATTCGAGAACGGTAAATGTCGCACGATCTGGAATACGTCACTAACCCACTATCTGGCCCAGGGTTACCTGTTGGACATGTTCGAGCCCGCCTGCCGAGGGGGGGGTTGGTATACCGCCGCCGACGATGCTGCCACTAGGCTTATACGCTCTGCTCAGAGACTTGACGCACTGCAACGGCGAAGCGGATTAATGTGGGATTATAGCGATTTCAATATTAATCACCACGTCCGCACGATGGTAATGTTGTTCGAACAACTCGAGGGCGTCCTGAATGAACGGCTCGACTCCAGCTTCCCTCGACATATCGTACAACAATGCCGGAACGATGTAGCTATGATTACCAAGTGGGTCAACGCTGCTAAACGCCGCATGTACCTCGAGGATCACGATTCGGGTTATATTCAGGCGGCCGTGCGTTCTCTGGCCAGCGGGGAACGCGCTACCAGCTTCACAAACACTTTCGCCAGCCGCGCTTACCGCCTAGTGCACGACCGCGTCTCCCAAGAACTATTCGGGCGCCGGTTGTTAGACGATGATTCATCCCATCAGGGTGATGACGTTTGGGCGACGACCGCATGCCCCGCTGACTCTACCCTAGCCTGTGCCTTATTCTTAATACTTGGTTGGGCGGGTCAGCTATACAAGATCACAGCTGACTACGGGGTACGCGGCGAGTATCTTCGCTATTGCTATGATGATGACGGCGTGCAAGGTTATCCCCTCCGTGGCCTTACGGGTTTAGTGGCTGGTGAGTTCTTTGCAGATACGCCAGCTGATCCCGCTCAGCGCCTTGCTGCCTTGCTCGGCCAGATTCGGAACGTCCGCGCGAGAGGGCTCGTGGTGCCTGCGGCATTACTCAACCGTCTACAGAATCGCAACTGCTCTCTTAGCTATACGGACCGTGGTGTAGTACGGCGGGTCACTGTGCCCCCGGTCGTGGCACTAACGCCGAGCGCCTATGGGGGGATCGGTGCAGAGGGGGCTACCACCTACCAGACAAAGGGGACTATAACGGTCGGTGATCAGTTCGTCCCCGTTGTGGCAGCGACTACTTGCGGTGCAGAACGCATACGGGCTGTGTACATTCATTCGCACGGTGGGAAAACTAACCTCGCAGCTATGTTCCCAAACTTATTCATAGATCACGACGATTTAGTTTTTCCTGACGGCATGCCTCCTCCGGACCCGGAAGCCGCCGAACCCTTTGCGGTGCGCAGTGCCTTCTTGCGCGACGTGGCTGCTACCAGGATGACGGCCGATAAGCGCGTCCTCCTGACTTGGGGGCCCGAAACTACCCCACTACCCTACCGAGCTAACGCATTGTCTTACACCATCGGCGGTAACCTCCCTTCCTTGGCTGCGATGAATCGTAAGAGTCTGCGTCGACTTGCCAACAACGTTGAGTTTTCTACGTATACCGAAAGAAATAAGCATCTACTTGCCGCGCTTGCGCTGGATAGCACTCCGAGGGTTACATGCATCAAGGAACGCGCTACAACGGGGAATAATGGCGCCCTCACACTCGCTAGGCCCCCCAAATTCCAACTGCCGAAAGTTGACGTGTCTCGCATAGTTAACAGAGCATCCTTGATTGACACTGCGACGCTACACCGTCTCTCACTCCCCAAGCTACAAGCCGAGGCTGCTGACCTTGCAGCCGAGTCATCCCTGGGTGGTGCTTACCCAGCTGCTGCCATCTCTGACAGCTATGCCGCGTACGCTCGCCAGTTAGACGGATGGCTACGGAGGTTAGAAGTGACTAGTCAGCCCGCCCCGCTCGTAGACCCGCAGGTAATCGCCAGCGCGAAGCCCATCATTGAGGCGATCGTTGATCAACTCGTTCCGCGGCGATTGCCCCGCCAGTACCGGCTACCGCCTAGCAACTCCCGCAGGATTGACAAGCACTCTTACAACGTGGTAACGTCGCTCATGAGCGTCGCAGGTTTCTCGATGGGTGCGTTGTTCGTGCAGGTAGTCCGGGAGGTTCAAAGTGGACTAGGTTTGCCGCCTGCGCTACGAACCCTGGTTGCCTTAGAAGGCCTCCTCCCGCGACAGAGCTGGCACAAGTTGACTCGCATACGGGCAATCGTCGCGCCTTGGGCCCAGCTGCCACCAAGTCAGTTGTACGCACACACGGATGCGCTACGGTTGGTTGAAAAATACTTGATGGGTGAGTTAGACCTACTGCCGGTTGCCGATCGTGGATACTCGGTGGACGTTTTGTCTGCTTCCAGGGCTATTGCTCTCCGGGCAGCGGAACAGCACGGGCTGCACCGCCTCGCCCGAGTTGACGCTACCGTCATCCGCTCGTTTATCCAGTTTAGTGAAGGCTATGCTGCCGACCTGCTAACGTTGGCATTGCAGACTAGGGTTGTTGGGCGACCCTATGCTCTTGCCAGTTAGTTTAGCGTGAATGTTAC